CTGGAAGATCCTGTACGGTTTGGACCGGCTCTTTCTTGGTCTTTGGCTGGTTCTTTTGCTGCTCAGAAATGTAAAGTTTTTTTGCCTTTATTTCCGTCAGCCGCTCATTAGCGGTTATGTAACCATCGGTATCGCCAGACTCGTGCGCGGCCTTCATCTGTTGTCTGGCCAGCGTCTCCGCTTCAGCGAGTGATTTGCCTTCGAGATGGTCTACAACCTGACCCATCCCGCTCATTACTTCTTCAAGTTTTTCGGATTGCTCTCTTGTAAGTGAGCGATATTCATTGAGCGTTTTTTTATTTTCACGTATCTGGCCCATGAAATAGCCAAATCGCTGCTCAATCGGCTTACGGATTTCATCCGGCAAACCCTCAAGTGATACCGGGTCATATCCCGCTGGCCTTGTGCGCTCCTCTTGCTTTTCTTCGGTTTGGATTGCTTCTGGAAGCGCGGTTTCTAATCCAGCGCCATCGGTTGCTTCTGCTTCTTCGCTCATATTACTCCTTAACTACAGCTAAAATGTCTGCGTCTTGGCAGATGAAATACTTGGCTTTGTCGGTAACTTCTCCTTGAAGGTCGTAAGCATCATCATCCAGCCACGTACCGGCATGGCGGCCAAAGATGACCGTCTGCCCGACTTTCAATGTCTGAATCGTTTTGGGATTGCCTTCTGGGTCGAAAGATTCCGTCCAGCCTGCCGTCTCTCCAAGGGCAAGAATCTTCCCTTTGGAACTGGCATGGCGCTTGGCATTCACTAGAATGATGCCGCCTGCTGTTTTCTCGTTTACTTGTCGCTCAATTAACACTCGTCCGAATTTAGGCTCGTACATATTGCTCCTTAATTTAGTTGGGTCTCCATCCCTGTATGGCTTGCAGTAAGCTTGTGGGATTGCTATAGCCCCCGATACCAAGCTGCTTCAGATAGCTGGTTTCGATAGGGTTTATCTCGCTCAGATCGCTATCTACCTTGCCGGTCTCATCGACTAGGCGGCGATTCAATAAATTCAGGAAATAGGAATTTTCTTCAGGTCCATTACCGCGTCCGTACACGCCCTGATTGGCGATGTTAGATGATTGCTGGTTGGCAGTGAGGCTGCCGAGGCCTTGGATGGAGAATGGTGTTTCTTTTTCTGCCTGCTGCGACGGTTTAAAAACTGGCGCTGCTAATGCAGTGTTATCTCTGGAAGCGTTTTTGGCAGGGGCATAAGAAGACGCAATATCACTTCCTACTTTTGCACCAGCGATTGAGCCAAGAGTAGTATTTGCAAGAGTGGATCCTATCGCATTTCCAGCGGTTGATCCTAATTCAGGACCAAGCACGTTGCTTAACGTTGATCCGACGGTTCCTAGTTTGTCGCCTAAATAGCTGCCGCCAATCTGGCTGCCCGCGTAGGTAGCTCCTGCGTTAATTATAGACGACTTTAAATCGCCACCTTGTATATAATTGTTTAACCCCGAAGCGAAAGCCGCGCCCGGCGCACCATACGCTACTGATCCTATAACCGGATACACGACATCACGGATAGATTTCGGCAAATAACTTGCCGGGGATGCGAACTTTAATGCTTTTCTAAAAAAACCCATGAAGGCATTTTAGCACCCCGCATAATGCCTGTCTTGCTACCCCCCCCTACTTAGTAAGCTCAATTACTATTGGGGTTTCATAAACACTGCTAGCTCCAGTTTTGTTATCGATGTTATTCGCAAACATTCCGCCTGCCACCCAACTTAAATAAGTTTTCTGATTAAATTGAGGTGTATTTAAATATTTCGTTGTTTTGTACCCTTTCTTGTCACAAACAAATCGTAGCGGAACCTGACCTCTTGGCACAATTACGTTGCCGGGGGTAGCTTCAATCATACCAACCAATCTATTGCTATTATAAACCTCGCATTTTGCGCCTTGAGGCTGAGTGTAAACGGCTATTTCTTGAGTAGAGCCATCAATCATTGACGCGCAGCCGGTCAATAAAAGTAGCGGTATAAGCTTTTTCATAACACCCCTAATAGCAAACAGTTTTAAGTTGTCCGAATTGTTCTTCGGTTCGACATTCTAATTTCGGTTGGAAGTTCGGTGTATTTGTATAAGCAGTTACTAGCGGCAATTGAGAGCCTCTACCAGCTAAAGCCGCCTGTATAACCATGTTTTCGTAATGCATGTAACATTGTCGATATTCAGCCGTCCCGTAGGGTACGCCATGATTAATACATTCCTGATGAATGGCCTGCCGGATTTCTTGAGGATTTGGCTGCTTCAACCGCGAGGTCATGCGCTCTAATGCCGCATCAACTGGTGCGCAACTGCATAATAGCAGTAAGACTATCGTCTTTTTCATAGGGGCTCCCCAATGCTCGAATTGATAAATAGGAGCAATCAGGGATAATTACAAGAACTTACGGATTACACAGCTTCTCTATGGTCGCAAGCACCTGTTGCTGGCCTACAGAGAGGATCTCAGATTCCCAAGGCGTTAAGCTGCCCTTGCCCACCGGCAAATCCTGCAAGCGCCTCGGCTGGAATGTCTTGTGGAGCCTCGCCAGTATCCATTTGGTCGTTCGGTCCTGCTGCCAATGAAGAAGGCTGGCCCGGTCCGGGGAGGAGTCCTTTGTCGATTGCATATTGATAGGCCTCGTGCTTTTGTTTATGGGCTATAACTTGTGCTTGCTGTTCGGGCATTAGAGATTTGCCCTTCTCGCCTACGAACTGCTCTAATTGCGTCAGATGCGTTATGTGATCCTGATCTGGGAATACGTCAAACGGCGGAGCAGAGCCCGGCGGCATGAGGAAGTTCATGTTTTCTTCCATCTGATCGTCAATTCTCTGCGGCTCAACCGGAGGCACTAACTCATCGATGTTTTCAACGTCCAGCGCTTCTAATTGGCGGCGGGTAATCGCATCCATAACCTGCGGACGCTGCGTAGACATGGGGTTTTGCATGACAACCTGTGCCACAGCCTGTGATCTGGCTACTTTCTGGCCTTGTGTTGAGAATTTTGGGTCAAAAATAGGCTGGATTAGCATGTCATCGGCATAATCAGCGCGGGTAATCATCTCCGGCGCGTCGTTGATCATGTAATAATCGACAAACGGCAGGTATTTCTGGTTGATGCGGTAGATTTTCTGTAATTCGTCGCCTATCGCATCCGCAATGCGCATCTGAACCGATGAGAAATTCTCCAGCGATTGCTCTATCTGACTTAGAAGCGCCGTCGGCTGGACAACTTTGTCCATTGTTCCGGTAGTGGCTTCGTTGGTAGAAGCCATTCGGCCTGCACGAGTATCTAGGAACTCCATCAGCGTGGGGAGCACTTCGCTTGGCCCCTTGAAATCCATGGTCATGACGGCGTTTTTCAAATCCCCTACAGTATCGGGAATCTTACGGAACTTGCCGAATGTGAGCTCTATTTCATCGCCTTCCAACCCTAATCTATCGGAGATAAAGCCTGAGTTATTGCCATGCGTGGCAAGCGTTGCCGAATCCATGGTCTGACGGAGCATGATATTAATAGCGCTATTCAGGTCGCCAATGTCCTGTCCTAGCCCGAAACCATAAAACCCGTCAGGATTCTCACGGTATTTGTAATGCGTGAAATACTGGATCTGCTCGAAGTCTTTTAATGGGTTTCCGAGTTTATCGGCTTCCCAGTTGATCGTGAGGCGCTTTACTTTCTTATTCGCCAGGTCGAAGGTAACGATATACGGACGATAGCCCTCACCGTCGATATCCAAATACAAATGCTGCTCAACCAGAATAGCCGGGCGGTCACGCTTTAGCGAGTACGCCGGTTCATTCGTGTTTGTGGCTTCATCCACCTTAACGTTATAAAGGCTTTTGCCTTCCTGCTGGCAGGAGATAGCCGGAGAAGTTAGAAAACCTCGCCTCGCCGCTTCGTCGGTCTCGCCTACAGTCGTATAGATGATATGTGACTTGCGCCTTACATCCTCAATACGAATAGGCCCGACATTGTAATTCACAATCAGGTCAGTTGGCCGGACGTTATCGACTTTGAATCTGCGAAGCCGGTCAGAGAAATATGTCTTGGTAAAAAACGAGCCTTGTAAAGCAACCCCAAGGAATAAAGCATCCTTATCGGACTTATAATTTCGGTCCTGAAAGCCAAGCTGATAGGACATGTGATGCGCTACACGCTCGGCTCGTTTCTCAAGCTCCTCACGGTTCTGCACCACCTTTTTCATGGGAATGGCAGATACGAACGTATCCTGCGGGAAGAATGCTTTATAGGTACGGGATTGAAACTGATTACAGGATTCCGTCAGGATAGGAACGGATTCAGTCGCACCCCAATCTCTTTCCTGATCGTTGGTTTCTGCGGCGTCACGCTGTAAATAGAGAGACAGCCAATAAGCGCGTAATTCCTGCCAGCCAGAGGTAGAATCAACATCGTCAGTAAATCCCTTATGGCATTCCTGACCGATCCTCTTCCCTTCTCTCTTC